GTTTCCCAGTCACGATCCAGCCAAGTATTGCCGATTGCATAAAAGGCTGGGCCTCTGCTATTCGTTGTTGGGCCATATAGTTGCCTTCTCGGAATTGTTCAAGCTGCGGTCTAAACATCGAGCCAGTAAGGTTAAGAGCTTGATTTACAGCATTTTGACGTATGTCTTGCGACCTTTGATATGCAGGAGCCAATGGGGCTAGAGATTTCTGACCAAACTCTCTGATCAATGCCATTTGCTCCGCTCTCTGTTGGGCAGACTGAGACGCAGCTTCTTGTCCCATTTCATTGGCATCTCTTTGGCCCATGTAGCCTAGCGCAGTGCTACCTATAGTTGCTAAGCCTTTAGCACCCCCTAAAGCTCCAACTAATTTTGCTCCTCCTGCAACTAATGGTGCTAAAAATGGTATTGGCATAATATTCTCCTAAACCGCTATCCAGCCCTTGCTTCGGTCACCACCGATCTCAGGCTGCATTTTTCTGTATTGGATTGATCCCGCACTTCCTGTAGTGTCGAGATATAAACTAAACTGTACCGCCTCTACAACTCCTTCTGGACTGCCTACACCCGTTATAGGTATAGATAACGCCGCTTCCTGCGTAAACTGTCTGAATGGCTGCTCCATCGTGCCATTAGCATCAACTATCGGCTGAGCCGCGTTTAACTTATAGCTCATTGCATTGCCACAATGTCAGCAGTCATCTGTATAAATACAGGCTTTACCGGGTCACTAATTGTAAATCTAAAAAGCTCAAACCTTGAAGCCCTACCATTACGGTTCCAGATAACTCTGCGGTTATACTCGCCCACTTTACCAATGCTGCGGTATCTGGCATCTGACCATATTTTACCATCTACAGACCGCTCTAATCCCACTTTCGGGTCCACAGCAGAGGAATTACCTACACCGCTCTCTACCGTAAGCTCTAACTCTGGGAGTACAAAAGAATCCATATTGTTTTGAAACGGCTGAGTTACGATAGTTCTGCGAATCTCGGTGTCGTATTCTGTGTACACGTTCTGGGCCAGCAGGCCAATCCTTCCATCTACCAGATCACCTGCCCATAATTGATTATACGCCCTAACCAGTGCGTTTACCCGATATGCACCTAATGAGCCATCCACAAATGATTTACGCTCATGCCATCGCTTGCTTATTGTGTCGTACACTAACGTAGTACCAGGTAAAGCAAATCCAACAAAGTATGCGCCTTTTTCTGCGTAGGCCCATGAATATATATCTAGTATCTGAGTTTCAGTTAAAGCACTTAACTCTTTATCTATTGCAGTGGTAGATATCTTGGCTACGTTGTTGCCGTTTAGCGCCCAGATCGCAGGTGACTCATTAGTACCCGCGCCTACAAACACAAACGTATCTTGAATAGACTGAATGCTGAACGGGCTAGATATCCCTTTGCTCAGGAACAATCCAGTACGCTGGAACGGAAAGTCAGCGCCGCCAATGTTTTGAAATGCTTCTATCGTCTGCGAACCGCCGATAAATAGCTGGTTCTTAAATACTATAGGAGCAACGATCTCATCTGGGTCCGACTCTGCAGTACCGAAGTCTAGCGCGTTATACGACAAACCATCATTCAGTGCGCTGACAATAAATTTCTTTGTGTCAGTAGTGAGGCAGAAAAACCCGTCAATAAACACAACCTGCTGCGGATTGCCGTTAGCCGTAAAATCAGCGTCTGTAATCTGTGCAAAAGTATCAGCAACGTGGTTGTAAATGTACCCATTGCCTCCAGGAACCAACAGCAACAACTGAGTTCCATTGTCAGCCATCGATACTCTGCCTGATCCTGCTATTTGACCGTGATCTGTCAAAGCATAACTTGATGACATACTGTATAACTTGCTACCAATCACAAAGTAAGGCACACCGTTCATTTCGTGTGCGCCTCTGCAATTTTCAATATCGCTAGCTTTCGCTACCTGCGTAAGACCGGGCGTACCAAACAGAGTCTCCTGATTTAACGCAGGAGCCTGAGCTATATTCGGATAGAAGTTAGTGCATTCCTGTGCCGATATCGGCAGAGAATCACTCTCGTAATACCCGTTCGCTATTGGCAGGATAACATTGGGCATTAGTTGACAATACCCACAATTGCATCAATCAGAACAACATTATCTGTGCTTGTGTCGTTACCAATGTAAAGCTCAATAAAATCATTTTCAGAAAGTGAAACATTAAAAAACGTAGAAGCATTAGCAGACTCAGCAGCATCTACTTTTCTGGTAATTTTACTTCCAGCCTCAACAGTGCCATTTTTAGCAATCTGTATAAATATTTCTTGATTGTTTGAAGCAAACGGGCTGAATGTGGCGCTAACATGAATAGCAGCGACTCTTTCAGATGTTCCGTTGTAAACTATCTTTCCTGTTGTATCTCCAGTAAACCCAGACTGTATACCAACAACAAAAGTTGCTGCCGCCTTTACAGGAGTGCCAGCCGTGGATATCGTTGTGGCTCCAGTGTTTCCTTGCACACTAACTTGAGCGTATGGCTCTGCCTCAGCATCTATCGTGACGTAATTGCTTGTTGAGGTTACGTTTATTCCGCTTCCTCCAACCAGGCTTGCAATGTCAGGAGTAGCGTCCGTTACATTGAGTAACAGTGGAGCGCCAGTAGAGTCAGCAGAGAAGTTATGTTGTAACTTCAGACCGTTCTCAGCCGAAACACTAGAAAGCACTCCTGGACCGTTCTCTATGTTCCTTATCTTATTGACAGACCCATCAATATCCAAGACAGCGATACCAGTAGCTGCTCCCGTCTGAGTGATGCTTCCAGTAACACCAAGACCGCCAATAAAATTGGTGTAGCTGATTTTATAATTAGTGCCGTTTACAAAGTAATCCATAAACGCGCCAGCATCTACAGATGTTTTGGCAACAAAATTTGATTTCTTTCTGCCTTGCGATTGATCAACCATTTGTATTTTGCTCCAGGCCTATTGCCCCAGTAGATTCTGCTAGTATTTCTGCCTCAGCGTCTGGATAAAAGTGACTAGAAAAGCCATACAAGTTATCTTCATTTCCCGAACCAATAGGTAGGGTAGATGGCATTTTGCTAACGCCCATACTTTGCCCTATTAATCGCATTGTATTAAAACCGTCTCTTGCTGCTTTTACCAAGCCTTGCGAGATAATGCCGTTGTAGTCAGGAGCAACTTCAATAGCCATATTAGCTATCAAGCCTCGCAGTGCGCCTGTAGGGATAGTTACATCATCGCCTAAGTCAGATACCTCTGTGTATCCTAGCTGTATCCCTGAAGCGTCCAAATCATTCATATAGTTATTCATAGCAAATATGAAGTCACTATACTCATCAGGCTGCAACGGGGCTTCGCTAGCCTGGACTAATATTCTTTGTAAAGATGCCTTTGCAACTTGAGCAACAGTAGCCATTATTCGTACATAGCTCCCTTTGCTTTGAATTTGCCTTTGGGCTTTTTCTTAGCAGCTTTGGCAGCATCGCTCTTGCCTTTTTTTGTGTAGGGATATTTCTTTCCGTCAACCATTGGCATAATTCACCTCACTCAAATGTTGCATTTTTGGCAGATTGCCTAAACGCCTTAGCACGATGTGGATTCAAGTCCCAATTGCTTGCGGAGTTCAATTGCTCGTTTTTCACACTGGGACTTAAATCCGCGTTTCACTACTAACGGTGTCCTTCTGGTTCAATGTTACTAAATTGATCTCGCGCCAGCTCTATAAGATTCGCTAGCGACTGAGACGTTTGCGGAGAGATTGCTGTTTTCGCTTTAAAGGCAATTTGCAACTCGCCTATACCCGTGAATTTTGCAGGCTTTTCTCCAAGCCATTCACATATGGTGTCCAGAGTCTTCCTGTCTGGGATATGTCCGCGCTCAATTCTAGAAAGCGTTGTAGGGCTAATTCCGATTTCATTTGCTGCTGCCCTGATGCCCATGCTGCCTCGTCTTCTGAGTACGAGTTTCGCTAGATCATCATATTGCATAGAGTCTCCTGCTTAAGTGTATTAATTAAATGACATAGGAGCACCTTTCGAGCCTGGCTTTCGCATTCTCTCTGGTGTCTTACCCTGGGATTTTTGACGCTTAATTCGCTTGCGCTTCTTGTGGATGTTAGCGTACAGGCCGTCACTCATACTTAGCACCTTTGCTTCTTGTGGACTTAGCACCCTTGCACTTCCAGCGTTTACGGCTCAAGTTGTTAGGCGTGTTGGGATCGTTCTGCTTTTCTTTTGAAAGCCTTTTCTTAATTCCTAAAGACCTCGCGCAGTACGCATCACCCTTCTTTGTTCCAGGCTTCACACGAGAACCACCGCCTTTGGCTTTTCCAGCCTGCCCGTAGGAGACTTTCTTGCCGCTAGCGGTGACTTTTACTTTCGCTTTACCTTTTCTCGGAGTAGCCATATAAAAAGCTGGGAGCCGAAGCCCCCATAATCACACAAGGATTACTTGCCGAAGCCTTGACCCGCAAATAGCGGATTAAAGCAAGCATACGCCGGGAGAAGGTCGAAACGAATCTTCTGCGTATTGGCATCACCGTCTGCGTACTTAGACACTCGGATAGACATACCATCGCTGGTAGTCGCAATCGTGTCAGTTGAGTAGAGCTTAGGCAGCTTAACAGTTCCAAGACCAAACGCTTGCTTGGTGAAGAACATATTAGGCTGATAGACAGTTGACGCAGCACCAACGATAGTAACAACCGCGCCGTCAGCAGGAGCTGCATCGACATTGTTGTACTGGCCGTTAGCTTCGTAGATAGCCGCGCCTGAAACAGTAATAGTTGCAGCGTTAGCAGCAATTGTTACATCTTCCAGGACTGTGCCTGTCCACGGAACAGCAGCGCCTGCGCTGTCAAGGATAAGCTCACGAGTAGCTACGTTCAAACGGTTGACGTTTGCAATAGTTACCTGATCACCAGCTTTGATAGTACCAGTTCCTAAGCCAGCGAGAACAAGTGTCTGCTGCATAGTGTCCTTAGCCGTGACGTAAGTTGCGTCAGGAGCACCATTCAAAGTACCAGCTCGATCAGTCGTAGAGCCTGATGTGTAGCTGCTAAGAGCGTTAGAAGTTAAAGCCATCAAGCCGCCAAAGTTCTGGCTGATTTGCGCTTTCTCCCAAGCTGTACGGACAAGGCCGTCAGCCGCATTCAAACCGTTCTGAGCTGAGGACAGCGCAGTGGTTGTGAACGGGTTCATCAGATAGTATTTCTCGTCTGACATTGGTACACCAACAGAGTCCATCAACGCACCAGCACCAGCTACGTCTGACCAAGCGTCAACAACTGTACCGCGATCACCGTAGCTCAACGCTGCGTTTTTACGCATGAACGCGCCAAGGTCTAGCTCAAGGTCAGTTACGATTCTGCGAGCCATTGGCTCAAGGATTTGATCTAACTGGTCTAGCTCAAGAGCCTCTTCCACGTTGCCCCATTCTGTAGCGGCTGTGAAGTAGTTTTGAACTGTACCAGTTGCTTTACCAGCAATGATGTCAGACTTAGTAGAAGCACTGATATCACCGCCAGAAGTGCGGATTGTGTTGTAGTCATGCGGACGCTTAAAGTCTACATTTGAACCGCTAGAAGGATTGAATTTGCCTGACAACAGTTGAGTGTTGACAGTTTTTGTTACTACACGAGAAGCCTCAAAGGCATCTAAGAAGACACGAGCGACTTTCCGTGTGACGTTGCTATTAAGATTATTAGCCATTTCTGGATCACCTCATTCATTCAAAAGTTGCTCCTTTAGGGCCACCAGCTTTGGGACTTACCCCAGCACCTTTTGGCGTGTCTAGTGGATCAGGAGCGGCATTTACATTAGGTTTAAGTTTTCTAGCCTTTGGCATAATGGTCTGATCTAAATACAGCAACGCTTGATTAGCAGGCATATTCGCCAGCTTATCTAACTCTAAGAGATTCTGACCTAAGTACAGAGTTCCAAGACTTCCATCTTCTAAATCAATTAGATGGCTGGACAGCATTGGGTTTATCCCAAACTGGCCTATCTTGTTAGCTGCGCTTTGCAGATCCTCAGTCTTTACACCGAGCTTCTTAGAGCGTTCTGCGTAGGTTGCGATCTTCGCATTCTGCTCACTAATTGCCGCTGCTTGCTGTTGACGCCGAGGATCGTGACTGGGAAAC